CAGCTTCTTCTTTTTTACTGGATGCAATGCTGTCATCTGCAGCTTTTTTAGATTCCTTTGCGTTATCTTTTATTAGCTTATTCATAGCCTTGAGCTGACGCTGGGCATTCTTAGCGTCAATTGTTATTGTTATTTTCTTTTCAATGCTCATTTTTTTGGCCTTTTCTGAAGTCAGTTCATTATATCATTTTTTTGCGTTTTTCAATCTAATCCTATTTGAGTGGGCAATATACTCCGAGTCCAGTGACGGGACTAGGTAGTAGAGATATTCTATATGAAGCCTTGTTTGTTCTATTTCGTAAAGCTCTCTCACTTCAGATGGGATCATATTGAGATACATGCCGGATTCATAATCTATTCGTCTGTACCGCATTGATGCGTAATACCACCTGATGGCCTCGTAAACATCTTCGTTTGATTCTGGCTCCAAAAAAAGGCCGCTCTTTTTTAAGGAGGCGACCTCGTGATCCTTCATTGAAGATGATTCAAGAGAGAACTTAATTACTTTTTTGCAATTACTTCATCTTTCTTCTTGCTTGAATCAAGCTCTTGTCGCATGTTTAATGACTCAGAGTAAAGATAGGTAATAACGTCATCTGCATCCTCATCAATAAGTAGCGCTAAGGCTTCAGCCATTGAGAATTCAACAGGCACTTCCTTGCCGTTCTCTTCTGCGATAACACCTTCCCAGTCGGTAATGTGACCCTTAATGAATGATCGCTTGTCTCTAGGTGAAAGCATCATGTCTGTGTACTCGCCGATGTACAAAGTGAATGAGGTATATAGCTCACCACTGAGTGGCCGAATGTAAAAAGTAGCTCCACTAATCTCTACAGGCTGCGCATTTCGGTTGACTGATCCGTTCTTTAGTTTTTTCATTAAATATTCCTATCGAGTAATAAAAAAGGCGCACCTTATGGTGCGCCTGCTATTATACTATGTTTTTTTTATTATGGTTTAGCGATGAAGTTAAACTCTGCAGCGTAACCTAAAGACTTACCAGTAGCGCCATAAGTTCCGGTGTTTTTAAGTACGTCACCGTTAGCAGTATCGGACTGGCTTACTTCAGTGTACTGAGCAGATGGGACGCTCACAACCAAGTAGTTACCGTCAGCATCTTTCAATACTGCACCCAAACCAAACAAAGTCTCGTTGTCTCTTTTTGTAATCTCAGACTGAGCAGTAGTTGTGCTAGTGCCGTCAACGTAAGAGGTCAAAGTACCTGTGATAGCTGCTGGGCCGAAAGAGATTGAACAAGCACCCTCTTTACCAATTGCTGGGTTACTTTGAGCGCCGTTATCAAGAGAGAATGTGAAGTCAGTGTAGCAAACATCAGCTGGAGTCTGTGGGGTTCCGTCGATGAAGAATTCAACAACATCTTTAACTGATCCACTTACTCGGCTTGCGTTTACAGCGTTATCTGAAGCTCCGGCGATCTGAGTGATTCCAGCAGTCTGACCAAGGCCCATCATGTCGTAGTTCATTGTTACAATTGAACCAGAAGTGATTGAAAGGCTCATAGATCCAATCTGGCAGCCTTCAAAGGTCTTGTAGACAATGCCTGAGTCTGTAGGGATTCGCTTCTGAACAGCAAGACCGACAGGTACGTTAGAGTTACGGACAGACTTGCCAACAACGGTAGCTGAAATGGTTTCATCTACAGGCGCAGGAGAAACAACAACTTCGTCATCACTGGTTACGGCTGTAATGGTGAATACACGCTCGTTCAGTGCCGAATCAAACGGTACGAAGTACTGACCAACAACTGCTGCTGCAAAAGCACCAGTCTGGGTAATGGTTGCACCTGAGTTAGCAAATGTGGTTGAGCCGGTTGAATTAATTTCAGCATATACTGAATTCTGCATTGCGGCTTCTACAAGAGTAAGCAGGCCGGGATCAGAGACGGATAATTCTCGCTCTACAGATCCAGAGACCTCTGAGCTGGTGATTACGTTAAAGCCGGGCTGACGAGTTACGTCAACTTCGGATGATTGAGTGAAACTTTTGGAGATATCAATATCCCCTGAAGTTCGTCGCAAATTACTCCAAGCTGGTGTCGCGGGGACACCAGATGATGGACTGACTTGCTTTACAGCCCAGTAGCTGACCGCGTTACCTTGAATGCTTGACATAATTGTACCTTATTCTGTTAATGAGAAATCAATATAGTGTTGTCATTATATCATATATACCTTACTACGAATGAGTAGGTAATATCCTTTCTGTTCCATTTATTCGTCCCTGTAGCCCTAACAACGGCTGTGACATCCTTTGGCTGATCTTGCTGGCTGTATACTTCAGAGCCATCAGCTCCTCTGTATGATGCGTTAAGGAAGATTGAGTCCAGTGTTGGCTCAATAGTCGTGTTTAAATACTTCTTAGATAATTCTTCTGGCCAGAATATTGAGAAATCAACGAAGACAACTAATCTTTTATTTTTAGTCACTCCATCCATTATTGAGTCATTAAATGTAAATGACTCGGTAACCTGAAAGCTCATCCAGTAAGCGTCTGTCGGTTGAGATTGTCCGGGTGTAAAAGTGGACATATCTATGAAAGTGCTACCTTGGTCTGTTGCGCCATTATAATAACCATCTACAAATTTAGTTATTACCGGCTCAGAAAAACCCTGAACAAACATAGCTGTTAAATCTTCATTATAAGTAAGAGCCATTATCTGATCGCCTCTGATGCCGTGGTCACAGCCTTGCTAACAAGCTTATCTGCAGTATCACCAGACTCATCGAAAGATACAGTCTCGGCGTAGAACGCATCTTCGTTTGATACGTTGTTTTGAATAAATATTTCAGAATCTTTCTTTAATGTGAATTTGGTTATATTGGAGATCATTTCACCCAATGCAGAAGCGCCGCTAGGGTCTCCAGAGTTGCTTACCTGACCGTTATACTCTTTATCTATAGAAGCGTTCCAGTTAGCTTTAAACAGTCCGCTACGAACCGGTGAGGCGTATACAGCGTACCTTGATGCAACGCTAGCAACCTTTTGAATGTCTTCATCTACAAGATCTATGAAATCATCCATCATTAAATCCATCTCTTTTGTATCTATCTTAATCATTCTAGTTCCTTAGAAGGAATTTCCATGTAACGCCAACGGAGTCAGATACAATCTCTTTAACAGTAAAATCTTCTGAGTCAAATGTCATTATTGAATTTAGTTTTGGCTTCTTTATCATTTCTGTTATTTGAGATACAACTACAATATCACCAGCCTGAATATCTCTAAATATCTGAGCAGATGGACGCTCTGACTTTGACGGGCTTAGCAGGAATGAATCTGCAGAGTAGACCGTATCGGTAGTAGTTTGAATACCAGTTATTCTGTCTATACCGCCACTCACGGATTCAGTCCATGAAAGAGTATGTAGCGCATCTTTAAAAAACTCATCTGCTTGAAATTCATCAAACAGTTTATTAAAATCACTAAGTGCGCCCATATATTCAGCCTCTCAAGAAAAGGGAGGAATATTTTCCACCGGATGATAATATGTATGGAGCAATTATCAGTGAGGCTTCCTCTGCGATAATGTTCTTTTTGGCGTTTAGCTGAGAGCCTACACTGAAGTATTCTTTAGAACCAAGGCCATCCATTTTCATTTGCTTAACGAGGGAAGGGTCAACTTCTGCGTTTCTATTTGAAGATGCTAAGTAGTAAGCCTGAGTAGCTGTGGCTTCAATTACTTCAGATGGGAATACAGTGTAGTCAGTTATCGCTACTTTGCGGGAGTCGTATATTCCAGTTCTAGGAAAGAACAGCGCATAATCGTCGCTGTACATAGTCCCGAGATATTTATCCCAGTAAGCTTTATCAAATGTCTTTGTTGCAGATATGACGGCTCGACCGATGTCTTCGTCGGTAAATGTGTAGTCTTTTTTGAACTGATCTAAAGACCACAAAGACTTAGTGTACGCAACGGATGCGTAGGAGTTAGCAGTAGCTCCGACAGTGGATATTACATCGAAGTCTGTATATGATTCAGTAGCCATAAAAGCCATACCGTTTAATAGATATGACCATTATAGCATGGTGAGAGAATTGATTTTAAATTTACAGCTATCGTCCGCCAACTATAAAGTATCCGTCAATTTCAGCGGTTACATCGTCAGAACTTGTTAAGTTTGCGATTTGCATTTTAATGTAATCGTTCTGATCAAGAATAACATTAACCTGTAGGTTAAAAAAACCAATATCCCTGTTACCGGCAATGTTATTTATTGTTCTTTGCTGCCCACCGATTTCCACAAAAGAAGATAAGCTGTCATCCCACTTAGTAACGTAGAGCTTAACCTCGTCGTTTGCAGTACCCTCTAGGAGTATATTGGAAAAGATAGTGTACTCTCGCGGGTCTGAACCCAAGTGCCTAAGTTGACCGTTTGATGGTGAATCAAAGTGCTGCATATCATTTTCTGTAAATACTCCATTCAAGTCAACTTTCTGCCCTATTGTTGCAGGCATAGTTGTTATGGAAGCAGTCGTAATAGTTGATCTACCGCCTACAAATGTGTTTCTTACTCCTTGATTTCCAGAGAAGAAGCAAGGTAGATTCGTATGATTTATGTTTGGCATTAGAGTTACGTCATCTGAATTCTGAGCACCATTTCTAGTAACTTGAGAGTTAACATATTGCAAAGTTGACGAATTCGGAAAATTTGTTTCTGAGAAATCATTTAAGCTTGCTGTCGCACCTAGATCGGTATTTGTATCAGTTCTGAATCTTGACTGCATGACAAACCCAGCACCTGCTGAGAATAGCGGTGCATTCATTGCGTCATCCAGACCCCTTACGAGCGTTGTAGCCATTCGATACCCACCAGACCATGTACCCATCAAGGTCAGGGTTGGCGTCCCGCCAATCCTGCCTGTGTTGCTCTCAAGACCTTGCCTGTAAGTATCTACTGTACCTAGTGAGCTACAGTTAGTGTAATAAACTCGAACCATTTCAAATGCTTCATTTGAGGTTTTTCCAGAAATATCATATACCTTTGAGCCGACCCCGGATGCAGAAATACCAACTTCCTTCATTAGTAAGCTTCCACTGCCACCTACCGGAGATGCAAACATTGTGTAGTTTGGCTCTGTTGAGTATAAAACAGAAACATCAAAGCTATGCCCTGATATAGATAACCCACCAGCTGGCACTATTATGCTTGACGACCCCATGTCAACACGACCATCAATAAAATACAATACATCACTACTAAGATCTCCAAATAAATCAGAAGATGATGAAACTATCTTCATTTTAGTAAAGAAGTCATGCCTGTCTCTATATGCTGGTGGTAGTACGCTCATCATTACCGTCCGTAACTATTCGTGTATGCTGCTGGAAGTACATTTGTTGAAGTTGGTGCTGTCTTAATTTGATTAGCTGCCGGTAGAGTCATTTACTAACCCTCTGTAGCTGTAACTGTAATCTTAACGTGCGTAGCAACTGTAATACCAGCCAGAGACACAGTGATAGACTCAAGAGGAGATCCTGCACTGGCGTATGCTGCCGTGTCTGTTGCATTGATTGGGCTGTTATTAAAAGGTGATGCTGACTGAGCGCCCGGAATACTACCGGATACAATTACAGTACCGGCTTCTGGAACTGCTGGGGTTGTGAAAGCAGCATCGCTGTAGAATGACGCTACAGCAGTCCAGTTGTAGAAGTTGTCATCGACCTCAAAACTAAAAACATCAGTGACTGCGCCTCTTACTTTATATTTTCTTGACATTTTTAATCTCTCTTTATTTAATTAATTGAACCCAGCCAGCTTATGTGAAGCTGGGTTTATTTGTTGATTATTCTTTTACTAGGCTTTCAATACCAAACTTCTTGATAGCTGAAATGAGATCTGACTTTGTTTTTGGACCGCGCTTTCGCTCGTACATGTTACCTTCTGGGTCTGAGTAAATACCCGGCTCAATCTTATTTAAATCTTCGACAGTAAGCTCTCTTTTTTCTTCCTTGACTAATGCCATAGTGGCTTTAGCAAGTTGAGCGTTTACAATGTCTTCAACTTCAAGATCAACGACGTATTCTTTCTTCTCTATCTTGGCCAATGGCTCAACTACGCCAAACTTCTCAATATGAATGCCGGTTGTTGCTGCCCATAATTCAATGCGCTTGTTTTCACACGCCAAAACAATCTTATCGCAAGAATCTTCAAATCCGTAGTTAAAACTACCGTTTGAGAATATAACTTTATTACCGACCTGCTCTTGCTTTAGCCGGTAAAGGATGTGCTCTTCGTTTGTTAAGCCGTTTTGTACAAAGAAAATGATTTTCATAGGTTTCTCCTACTGTTTATAGTCTGTCTATTTTAACATAAAAAAAAGGATGCCGAAGCATCCTATTTTTGAGCTATCTAAATATCTTAGTTAGCTGCGTCAGTTACGACCAAGCAAGCACCACACAACTTGGCATCGAATACACGAGACCAGTTAGCTGGGGTTGCGATGGCTGCGTCAGTAGGGTTGATACCTGAAGCGGTGTTCCAAGCGTAACCAAGTACTTTCATCAAGTAGTTGTATTCGCCTTGGTACTGGTAGCCTAAGTTCTCTTTACCAGTGATACGGTTAACAACGATCTCAGTAGTACCGCGCTGCAAAGCAGAAGCTGCACCAGCCATCAGACCGAATACACGGTTGCGCAATTCACCAGCGCCTTCGTCGTAGGTCAGGCCTGCGATGTCAGCAACGATGATTGGCTTGCCCAGAGCGCCTTGGTTAACACCAGAAACGATTTGAACACCGGCAACAGAATCGATAACGAAGTTATCTAATTTGTCGTCAACGAGGTCGTAGAAAGCTTCTGAGTTCATCAGGTAAGCAGACAAGTTACGGCCTTTATCACCAAACAAGCGCATTGCTTTAGTCAGGTGCTTGTGGTTAGTAGCGGTTGCTTTATCGGTATCATCAACAAGAACACCGTCAACACCAGTAGTACCAATCAAAGAAGAAACGATTTGATCAAGAGCGCGCTTCAAGTAATCACCAGCTGCCTGACGACCAATAATGGTAGCCATTTCGCCGACTGAACGACCGCGACGCTTAAAGTTTTCATCAGTTTCGAAGACAGGGCCGATCTTGCTTGCCAAGTCAACACCAACCAATTCCATCAATGCCATACGGCTATCGGTGGCGGCAGTATCTACGGATACATCCCGACGAGAGATCAGATCACCAATTCGGTCATAACCAGCTTCTTTGAAGAAAGAGCCGATGTATACTTCTGAACCAAGCATGATGGTCATGTTAGATTTTTCGTTAAACACATCAACTTCTTGTGCTAAACCTTCGAGCCAACCGGAGTAAAACTCTGCATTATATTCTGGAGACATTAAAGCCATGATATGTACCTTCTTTTTTTAAATTACTAGACGATTTGTTTATTTCTATGATCGCCTAGCGATCCAATGTAATACCGTAATTATAACATATAAAAAAAGGGGTGTTTATGCACCCCTTTTTATCGCTGCTATTTCTTAGCTGACGAAAGCATCTGGCCAAATTTCTCTGGGCCATTCTCTCGAATGTAATCAATTTTTTGCTCTTGCGTCCACTTAGATGGATCGTTACCTAAGCCACCTTCACCGGCACCTGAACCTTTAGCGCCAGAACCTGAACCGCCGTTCCAGAACAGACCGTTTGATACTTTCTGCTTGTCGTAGAATGCGCTGTAGGCTACTTTGTTGCCATCGGTATCAAGGACACTCTTGCCACCATTATCTAGCGCGTATACAACGCCTGAATCTTGGTCGATGTCAATCTTGCCTTGGTTTAACATGTAGAAGTCTTCAAAGTGATCATTCTTAAATGAATCGTCTTTGGAGGTTAACTCTCGCAGGAATTGTCGCTTCTGCATACCAGTTACTTTGGAATGCAGATCTTTAATTTCTTTATCTTTCTCTGAGATGCTTGATTGAGCAGCAGAGAACTGGCCCTCGAAGTCACTTACCTTTTCTTTCCAAGGTGCGATTGCACCCTCGGTAGCCAAGGCTTTTGCTTCTGCAGTCTTGCCATTCATAATCATGTCAATAAACTGATCATGCTCACGAGCTGACTTTACTCGGACTAATTCCGACAAATCATTCTCATTCAGGTCGCCATACTTTTCCTTGTTTTTTACAATCTTTCCAAGAAGCTCTGTATTTTTTGCCTTGAGACCGTTAATATCCTCGACTGGAACGTACTTGTCAGAGATGATGCTTTGGGCTACTTCTGTTGCTCGTTCTTGGATTGCTCGTTGTACTTCTGGATCGTTAAAATCAATGCTCATTGTTAGTTACCTTTCTCGTTTACGCCTTGCGTATGAAGAGTTTCTCCATAGCTCCGTGGGTGGAAATTATAACACAGGACTATGCGTCCCGTGGTTTATCTGTGATTTGCTCTTCTCCGTTACCCGCAAGAAGCCCGTCAGGGACATCTCCATTAAGGTCGTTCGGCATATTAGTTGGCGCAGTTTCTGGCGCACTATTAAATGATGCTTTTGCGCTCTCGTACTTGAGCATTTCATCAAGCTCTTTAATTAAGCCCTCTGCGTTTGCTGCTTTATCGAAGTCTGGTGGAAGTAGCTTGCGCTGGATAGCTGCATCAACAATATTGAGTGATGACAGATCCAAGTTTCGTCGCATTTCCATAAGGACTCGCATTTCCTTATCGGATTCCATTGAGTTGAACTCTGGAGCGATATAACCTTTAATCTTTTTATCAGACTCAAGCGTGTAGCTCATCATTACTTCAAGAATGTTTTGCACATGCTCAGACAGAGCAACTGCAAAAGATCTCAGAGCTGCATTCGAGCCTTGGCTTTCTATTGATGTCTGCGTAGCCGTTTGCGCACCGGGTCGCAATGCGTTAGCGTCAATAGTGAAGGTGCTAATGCGTCTTTCGATTCCCTCAAGCTGCTTTTGGCCTTCCTGTATTGCTGCAGAGTCTACCTGAGTCCAGTCAAGCTCTGGGGACTTCTCACCAGTCTCTGGCATGCGAACCATCATATAAGATGCCATCATTTCGATGGTGAAGTCAGCAGGCACGTTCTTGGCAGTCAGGATAGGGGTCAGTGCGTAGAACATCATGTTCTTAATGTCACTGTAAACTTGGAAGTGCTCAATAGTCAGCTCCGCCAGAGTCTGGTAAGGGCTTTCTGCTTTAAGCTTGCCAAGTTTATTTGTATAGAACTCAACTACTGGAATTTCATCAGTGATTCGCGTTTTACCGTTTCGGTAGCGAATGATGTCTCCAGTTTCCAAAACTTCGTTATTTGAGTCGCTTATAGTCCAAGTTGTTGGAGTTAGTTCAAAAATAGATGATTCTGTGTTGTAGTCTTCTTCACTATCAGATACATAATCAAAGAAAAACTTAATGTAGCTTAATTTACCGGTTCGTGCATCGCTCTTAAATGCAATAACAGAGTCAACATCAATTGATCTTAGGTAAGGTCGGTTGAGTCCCGCGTCAAAGTCGATCATAGCCAAGGAAACACCCTTGAGCATGCCTGTCTGAAGCTGTGACTGCGTTACCATCGTGAGATTGTCGCCAGCAAGGTTCATGTTCTGAACCCAGCCATTAAAAGGCTCTGGAATCTCGTCGTTGGTGGAACCGTCAATTGAAATCATTACGTTGTTTGCAAGAATCTTACCTGAGTCAGACGTGATGGCTCGTTTAAAATAGTTCGTCAGGTAGGTACGTGCGACTCGAAGAATATAAAACTCATCGGGTTCATTTGGAAACTTAGGTAAATAAGGTGTCTCGGCAGATACACTGGATACAATATCTTTCGTTCCGCGCAGGGCAGTTAGTCCGACAACAAGATCTCTTACAATTCTATTTTTTGAATACTGATCACTAAAATACTGCGACCGAATACCATATGTTGCGTTTAATCCGCTATTAATTATCATTGTATGATGCTCTATCCCGTCTTTCTATTATTACTTCTCGCGGAGCAGATAGGTGCATAACAGCCTGTCCATCCTCGGTTATTTTTGATCCGTATATCTTTAGCCAGTCATTAACTGTTAAAGCTTGGTTATTTGCTAGTGCTACTATTAGGGGAGGGTACTTTTCTGAACCCCAGTCCGTTGAAACAACTTTCCAAATGGAAAGGCTACCTTGAATCTTATTCAGGGTAATAGTAACAACTTCATCTTTAAATTTTATGTCAATAATCGATTCGTCAGATGATCCTTCTGTTTCTGGTCGTCTTCTCAGTGATAACATACTATTCTCCTTTAATTTAGATCATTATATCACTTATACCCACAGTAAGGATTTATTGCAGTCCTATCCATACCCGGCTCATTATAGCCACCATATCCTGAGGTTATTGTGCCAGCCATGCCTTTAGAGAGTGACGTAATAGCCCACACAAGAGCGTCTAATCTGTCGGGTGACTTAGTGTTCTTGTCTGTGGGATTCCATTCAGTCATTTGCAGCTCAAGATCTTCAAACGTACCGACATGGCAGACCTGCTGTTGCTCATAAAGTGCAGAGGTAGGTTCAGCTCGCACTTCTTTGCCTCGTGATGCGTGAACCAGCGTTACGGGTGGCAGGATCATATCTCTGATGTTTCGGGCTGCATTGCGTATCACAGAAGTAATTAGGTCGCCGCCTTGGTTCTTCTCAGCCACAATAGCTACTGGGCACTCATGCTGATTGTACTTTCTATACAAAGACACGACACGACTGCTCCACTTCTCAGGGGATGCCATCTCCATAGAGGAATCTTCAATAACGTAATACTTGCCGTCATAACCCATGCCGCAGACCATAATGCCGGTCAAATCCGAGTTTTCATTAGAGGTAACAGCCGGGTCTATTGCAATCACGAGCTTCTTTAAAGTAGAGAAGTCGAAGTCACCCGTAATTCTGTTGTTCATTATGTCGCTCATCTGAAACATGGCGTACAGGTTGTCATCTAGAATCTCAGCAAGACCTTCCTGCCGCCACATGCGTTCTGTGAGCTTCTTTTGCAGTGTCTCGGCATAAGACTGCGGCAAATAATAGTTATCTGTGGTGACGCCTTTGATGAGCTTCACATCACTGTCTGTTGCGATGTCTTTAATCATAGCCAGAGATCTGGGTGTAGTGGTGATGAGCATCTTGGGCTTTTCACCCAGTCGCATAATAAGGCGAGCCGCCTCTAGGGCCTGTGGGCCGTATGACCAAGCCGCCAGCTCATCAAGGACACACATATGCACTGAGTCACCCCGTGAGCGCTCGAAAGACTCTGCTGTGTAGGTCACAACGGTACTTCCATTGGGGAATGTGAGGGTAAGGTCGGTCTTGTTGAAGTCTGAGTCCCTGAGGTCGTTAGGGTGCATATTCTGAATGATACCGGATGAGCCCAGCCAGTTAACACGTTTGGCAGACTTTAGGTCAGATGCCCACAGGGCGATACGGATCTTTGACTTCTTGGCTTGGTCAATAATATAGTTGGATGCGAACCAACTCTTACCGAAACCCCGCCCACACAGAAGCATTACGGTATCCCAGTCGCCCCAGTCCATAAACTGCTCGGGTCTGGCCCATAGGTCGAAGTCGTGAAGAATATCAAGGAACTTTGGGTCTTTGCTTGCCAGAGCACCCAGTACATCAAGGGCCTTTAACGGCTCTGAGTGAATAAACTGTCGCGTAGCAAGCCAACTCTCTGATTTATCACGGAATACCGTGCTAATTATCATCTGCTCTTCGGGTGTGGGGTATTGTCTTGGCATAAAACCTCCGTATGGGCGCTTATTGTAACACTTAGTGTTGACTTCTTATTTTTAGGTGGTTATTATAGCCACTCTTACAACGAAGGAGAGAAAGATGAAAATTACATACGAGTCTAGAGATTTTAATATCGAGCTTGATGGAGAGTACCTTAACGTTGCCGAGTTTTTTGATGGTATCGCAAAGCTCAGCAAAACCACTAAAGCTGAGATTGTAGAGCCTATCCCTATGGTGCCGTTCTCTGAGGAGCGTGACCATGTACTGGAGGTTTACTCTACTTACATTGGTTTGTTTGACTCTGACTCTTATATCTACATGGCAACTGACGGTGACGGTATGATTCATGCCTTTGAATCTGAGCCTGAATGGAGTAAGGGCGAGTGGATGAATACACCAGACAACGAAGCACCAATTATCTTCTTGGCTAATTCTAGTGGTGACTTTATGTACGATTATCAGGATTCATTACGGACTGTTGACTCAATCTACGACTACTCATGGGGAGATAGCCAATGAGCGATTATAATAAGCCGGTTGAACAGGCATTCGCAGTGTTTACTAATTATCTAGTAGATGAATGCCACGGGCGCGCTAAACACGCAGGCTGGTGGACTGACATTAAGACGGGTAAGCCGCTAGAGCGAAACAAGGGTGAGATGCTTGCACTGATCCACTCTGAGGTGTCAGAAGTGCTTGAGGGCGTTCGCAAGAACAGCATGGACGATCACATTACAACGCGCAAGTCTGAGGAGGTTGAGCTTGCCGATGTATTGATCAGGGTGTTTGATTACGCGGGTGGATTTAATCTGGATGTAGGTGCCGCGCTCGTGGAGAAAATGAACTACAATCGAAGCAGGGCTGATCATAAGATAGAGAATCGCTTGAAAGGCGATGGCAAAAAGATCTAACCAACAGCCCACGAGAGTGGGCTTTTTATTGAGGAATTATTATGGATGACTACATCGAAACAGCAGATGATCTTGCACGGTTCTTTTATTCAATAGCAGAGGCAGAGAAGCACGGTGCAGATAAACGCAGCATAAAAGCGCGATACAGCATGGGTGTGAAGGTTTCTGATGAAATTAGGCTTGAATACATCGCCTCATCGAAGTACAATGGGTTCATAACATTCACAGATATGACACACGGCGTGTATAAAGCGACCATATCCCAATAAACCGCACTAAGGAGTCCATTTTGACTGAAAAAGAGAAGTACTTTAAGGCGCTAGAGGAATACGTTCTAACTGTTAGTAGCAACCCTACAGAACTCGCTATTGCAAACTCTGTAGCAAAGCTTGAGAACGCACGCATTGACCTGATGGATACGATTGATGACGTGTGGATGGAGAGGATCGGTTACTTTGACGATAACCTGATGACG